AGAAGCGCGTAACGTATTATTGACTGACCCATTTGTAGAAGTTGTTTCTGAAACTTATGAAATGGAAACAGTACAAACTCAAGACCCTACTACTGGAGAAGTTGTAGAAGTAGAAAAACCTTCACAATATAATTTAAAAATTAGAAGGGTAAAAAACAAAAACGATATTGTCATAGAAGCAGTTCCGCCCGAAGAAATTCTTTTATCTAGGAACGCACGATCTTTAGAAGATGCTTCTTATGTTGCACACCGAAGAATTATGACTACGTCAGAACTTGTCGCTATGGGTTACGACAAAGAAGAAATAGAAGAATATGGTGGTGCGACAGATTATGACGCTACTTCACAAATGGAAGCTCAAGCTAGAAACCCTTTTGCTGACATAACTGATGTAACAAGAACAGACCAAGACGAAATTTATTATGTCGAGCATTATTTGTTTTATGACTTAGATGAAGACGGCATAGATGAAAGGATTAAGGTTTGTAGTATCGGAGAGTGCCACATAATTAATGTAGAGCCAGTAAATGATTTACCAATTGTTATGTTTTGTCCTGACCCAGAGCCACACACTGCAATAGGTAGCTGTCCTACTGATTATGTCAAACAAGTGCAAAACACTAAATCACAAATTATGCGTGATGTTTTAGACAGTTTAGGCAACTCAGTACACCCAAGATTAGCTATTACCGAAGGCATGGTAAATATTGACGATGTTTTAAACACCGATATTGGTCAACCAATTCGTCAACGCGCTCCGGGAAGCGTTCAACCGATAAACATTGCTTTTATGGGGAAAGAAGCTTTTCCAGTATTGCAATATTTAGATGAAGCTAAAGAAAATGCAACGGGAGTATCAAAAGCTTCTGCTGGTCTAAATGCACAAGCATTACAGTCAGCTACACAAACAGCAGTACAAAACACAATTAGTTCTGCGCAAGGCAGAACTGAACTAATTTGTAGACATTTTGCAGAAAGCGGAATGAAACCATTATTTAAAATAATTAATAATCTTGTAGTTATGCACTCACAAGAACCAGAAACGTTTAGATTAAATAATGAGTTCATTACAATTGATCCTAGATTTTGGGACTCAGACAAAGATATTTCTGTAAATGTTGCAATATCTAAGTCCTCAGACGAAGAAAAACTAAAAACTTTGACTTTAGTTTTAGCGCAACAAGAAAAAGCTCTTATGCAAATGGGAGCAAACAATCCATTAGTTACTGGTCAACAATATGCAAATACTTTGACTAAGATAATTGAAATGGCGGGTTTCAAAGACGCAAATCAATTTATTAATACTACAGTTCAGACCCCACCGCCTAATCCAGAAGACGACAAACCAAGTGGCGAAGAATTATTGGCTATGGCAGAAACTAAAAAAGCAGAAGCAACCGCGCAGAAGTCAGTTATTGATGCAGAAAACAACAGATTGAAAATTTTGCTTGACGATGACTTCAAAAGAGATCAAGCACAAGCAGACGCGGTTTTGAAAGTTATGGAAATTAATGCAAAATATGGAACTGCACTAGACACAAAAATAATCGACGCTCTCTTAGAGAGAGACAAAGAAGTCATAAGACAAGAGCAAAAATTAAGAGCAAATGGACTTACAACAAGCGATCCGACAATCCCAGAAATGTAAAATATTTCATTTAGAAGCATGGGAAGGAAATCAAATTTATGTAGGTGCTGGAATAAAAGCTAATAGTCTTGAAGAAGCTGAAAAGATTATGAAAGCAGTTTTTTTAGGTTCTGGACTAACAGATGTAGAAATTTATTGTATAGAAGAACATTGGTTAAATTGATATGAAGAAAAAAGACCCTAGATTAAAAAGAGCGGGAGTCAGCGGTTACAATAAACCAAAAAGAACACCTAGTCATAAAACAAAAAGTCATATTGTCGTTGCTAAAGAAGGCGACAAAATAAAGACTATTAGATTTGGTCAACAAGGTGTAAGGGGTGCTGGTAAAAATCCTAAAAGCAAAAGTGAAAAAGCTAGAAGGAAATCTTTTAAAGCACGACATGGTAAAAATATAGCGAAAGGCAAAATGAGTGGAAGTTATTGGGCTAATCGCGTCAAATGGTAGGAGTTAAATATGCCTAAGAAACCAAAAGGACTCTACGCGAATATACACGCAAAGAGAAAAAGAATTGAAAGACAAAAAAAGACTGGCGCAAAAAAAGTTGAACGTATGCGTAAACCCGGAAGCAAAGGTGCGCCAACTAACAAAGCTTTTAAACAAGCCAAAAAAACTGCTAAGAAAAGGAAGTAATTATGGATTGGATAATAGGAATTATTTTATTTACGCTTATAAGCGTTCAGTTAATTAAATGGTTAACACCAGAATTATATGACGTTTGTAAATCAAAAATAAAAATAATAAAAGATAATTTAATGAAATAGGAGTTAGCTATGCCGATGGGTAAAGGTACTTATGGTTCTAAGCGTGGAAGACCACCAAAAAAGAACAAAGGTAAAAAGAAAAAGAAATAATGTCTAAGGGTTCAGATTTACGTCCTAGAAAAGTTGACAAAAAAACTTTTGATAAAAACTGGGACAGAATTTTTAACCAAGGACAAAAGAAAAAAAAGAAAAGCAAGTGAGACCAGAGCATTGGCACTGTCTCATATTTTTAATAACAATTATCTTGCTTTTTCTTTTTTCTTATTTATGGATAGAAGAAATATATAGGACGTTAGTATGATAGATAAATTTTTTAAACCAATAAGCGATTTAATTGGTAAAGCCATTCCAGATAAAACAAAAAGAATGGAACTTGAAGCTTCTATAAAGTCGCAAATGATTGATTTGCAGAAAGCTCAAGCAGACATAAATTTAGAACAAGCAAAGCACCCTTCTATTTTTGTTTCGGGAAGTAGACCCGCGATCTTGTGGATTTGCGCGTTATCGCTTCTATATCAATTCTTCTTGTCTCCCATGATGAATTGGATAGTAGCTATATCAGGGTCAACAATAACACCACCAGTTTTAAACACAGAAGGTCTCATGACTCTAACGCTTTCGCTTTTAGGTCTTGGCGGGTTGCGTTCATTTGAAAAATTTAATGGAGTAGCTCGTAATAACATGAGAGAAGAAAATGTTAAGGACGTGTTGAAGCCGTGATGATGATGTTTGTAACAGAAATACCAGCAACGACTTCTGACGGCAAAACTAAATATTACGATGGTGTTTTAGTTAAAGCAGAAAGTTTTAGAGAAGCAGAAAAAAAAGCGAAAAAAATGAACCCTGAGTTAGAAGTTATAGGCGAATATGTTTCAATGTTAGAATTAGGAAATCATGATGTGGGACTTTAAAAACTTTAACGAAGAAGAATTTGCTTGTCAGCATTGTGGCGAAAAGGGTATAAAATTAGAGTTAGTAGAAAAATTACAACATTTACGAGATTTATATAAAAAACCAATAAAAATAAATTCTGGTTATAGGTGTGCAAAACACCCTATAGAAAGCGTTAAGAAATCGCCCGGAACACATAACGAAGGTCTTGCAGTAGACGTATCAGTTGAAAGAAAAGATGCTTATGAGTTACTAGGGTTAGCTTTACAGCTAGAATTTACTGGAATTGGTGTTAATCAAAAAGGCAATGGAAGGTTTATACATTTGGATATTTCTAAGAGTAGACCTAGACCAACAATTTGGAGCTATTAATGGAAATTAGTCCGATAATAATATGGAACGCACTGTTAACGTTAGTTTATGCTCCTTTAATTTATGGAATTAGATCAAACAGCAATGAATTAAAAAGAGTAGACATACTTTTGAACAAAACTAGAGAAGAAATGGCAATAAAATACGTTTCTAAAATAGATGCAGAAAAAAATATGGATAGATTATTAGATAGGTTCGATAAATTAGAGGATAAATTAGACACAATATTAAATGGATAACATAGAAATAATTAGAGAAGGCAAAGAAGCAGAAGATATTCTTAATAGTGATGTTTTTAAAAAGGCAATTGCCAATTTAAAAGCAGAATTGTTAGAAGCGTGGGAAATTTCTCCCGCAAAAGATCATGAAACTAGAGAAGCTTTATATACAGCAGTTAAATTACTGCCAGAAATAGAAAAGCATCTTAGGATTATGAT